CTTTTCAAGTTTGGTAAAAAGATATTTGATAAGATTACTGAAGCAATGAAACCTGAATTTGAAGATGAGAAACCTATCAACCCTTTTGACTTTTGGGAAGGTGCAAACTTTAAACTAAAGATTAGAAAAGTTGATGGTTACTGGAACTATGACAAATCTGAATTTGATAGTGCTAGTGCTATTGCAGATAATGATGAAGCAATAGAAGAAATCTGGAACAAACAGTATGCGTTGAAACCTTTTCTTGCACCTGAAAACTTTAAATCATATGATGAGCTGAAAAGCAAACTTGATAAAGTTTTAAGTGGTGTTAGAAACACTGGTACAGCCGAAGATGTTGCAATCCCACCAGCAGCACAAGTAAGTAAACCAGATGTAGTAGCAGAAGCAGTAAGTGCTCCTACTCCTGCAGTTGAACAAGATGAAGATAGCGATGAAACGTTGTCTTACTTTTCTAAACTAGCAGAAGAGGACGAGTAATCTCTCCACCTGTTTTCTCTATATTGGGGTTGGGACTTCTGTTTCAACCCCTTTTTATATAAATATTACTATTATATTATGATCAACGTTTGAGAAATCAAATTAAACGAGGAGTTTATATGGAAATTATTAGTAAAATAAAGTCATGGGCAGCAGCACTAGCAGACGTAGGTGTTTCACTTATTGCTCTAGGCATTGTTCTTGAAGTTTTATTCAGTGGACAAAATGTGCCTTTCTGGCCTAACATAAGTGTAATAGACAACGTACAATCAATAATTGCTGGGTTTAGTGCTCAGGGTCTAGTTGGTTTAGTTGCTGTTTGGGTTTTATACTCAATTTATACTAAAAAGTAATATTAATAATATTATCAAATATTCTAGGGGCGTTTGACGCCCCTTTTTTTTGGCATAAATAGTAGCATGGATTTATTTTTTAGATTACTCATTGACTTTGGTTTGCCTGTAGCAGCGTCTGCTGTTATGGGAATATTCATTTACATCATTCTCAAATACATATTAGGATCGGTAATCGGTCAAGTACAAGGTATGCACGGTATAATTATGGGACTAGATAATAGAATTAAGACAATGAATAATGATATGATAAAACTAGATTTGCTGATATCTCATGCCTTAAAACTTCGACCAGATGAAGATAGAATTTCTAGGGCAGATGGTAAGGTTGACGCTAGAAAGGACTAATGGAACAGACTATCGAAAATTTTGAAGGCACTAAAAACGTTACTATCAACGAAGGTGGTAGCATGGGTGATGTGCAGGCAGGTATAGAGTTCATATATCACATGAGAGAACATATTGTAGATGTAGGAGTTGCAACAATTTATTTGTTCGCTTGTTATGCTCTTTACTTGTGGTTGAAAAAAAAGATTAAGTAATGGACATAGTAGAGATACTAGACAAGTATGGCTTTGCCACACTGGCAGCAATCGCCATGGGTTATTTCATATATTTTATTTACACTTTTATTACAAATGAAATTAAGGTAAAATTAAGTGAAGCAAATGGCGTGCTCATAGGTCTCATTGATAGAATTAGAATGTTAGACAATGACCTAATTAGATTACGGTCAAAATTAAATACAGTATTGGAGATACAAGAAAATGAACGAAGGAATGACAAGTCAAAAAAATCAAAGAGAATATCTAAAACACCTGAAAAATAGTGGTCTCATTATAGGCACTTTTTTACTATTAACCTTTACGACTATTGCAATTTTAGATTACATCCTATTATAAATATTAGTATGAAAGCACTCAAAATTTTGGTGCTAGGTCTGTTTTGTTATGTGCTTTCGACACCTAGTATCGCAAGTGAATTAGTACATGATTTTGCCAACCCTTCTTTCTCTGGGTATGGTTATTCTACCCATGTTTTATCACTTGAACAATTAAGATATAGTAGAGAAAAAAATATTAAAGATGACGCAAAGTCAGCAGCAGCGGCAGCTGAGCGTGAAGCAAATAATACTACAATCAATAAGTTTATTAAAAACGTTGAAAGTAGAATTTATGCTAACTTATCAAAACAATTAGTTGATAATATGTTTGGCACAGAATGTGAAGGCACTTGCCCAACATCTGGCACTGCTGAAGTAGAAGGTTCTACAATCTATTGGGTCAAAGATACAACAACAGAAATAATCACATTAACAATAACATCACCTGACGGTTCAACAACAACTATGTCTGTGCCTGTAGGTGACTTCAAGTTTTAATAATATGGAATTAGGTATACCACAAATAGCAATAGCAATGGTCTTGATGTGTTTATTAGGCGGTTGTGCAAGTACAAAATCTGAAAGTGTATTCTATGGCGAAACACCATATACACTAGAAACAGACACAATCAAAAGATTGCAAATGATACCAGATTTAGGTCAGGCACAAATTACGATTGCTGTATATAACTTTCCTGATAGAACAGGACAAAGAAAACCAATTACAAAGTTTAGTCAGATATCAACTGCCGTAACACAAGGACCTGAGGTATGGGTTATCAATGCTTTAAAAGCAGTAGGTGGTCCTAATCCTTGGTTTATAGTTTTAGAAAGAGAGGGTCTTGACGCAATCATAAAAGAAAGACAACTCATAAGATCGACTAGAGAATTATATGATGGAGAAAGTGATGTAAAGAATCAATTAAAACCTCTAAAGTTTGCAGGACTTATAGTAGAGGGTGGTATTGTAGGATATGACTCTAACATTACATCTGGTGGTGCAGGTGCAAGATATTTTGGTATAGGTATGAGTGAACAATATCGTACAGACCAAGTAACAGTTTCGATAAGAATTGTTGCAGTACAAACAGGTGAGATAATACTTACCACATCAGCAACAAAGACTATCGCAAGTTATTCAAGTGGCGGTGATGTATTCAGATTTTTAGATATGAGTACAAAAGCACTTGAAATAGAAACTGGTGTCGCAACAAACGAGCCAGTCAACTATGCCATAAGAACCACAATCGAACACGCCGTACATAATTTAATTTATGAAGGCATCGAAAAAGGTATATGGCAATTTAAAATAGAGGAGTAACTAAATGTACGCTAAGATTATTGCATTTCTAATGTTGTTTGCCTTACCGGTAATGGCAAATGATATCTATGTAACACAATCAGGTGCTACGTTAGACCTCGACATTACCCAAGACGGACAAAACAATACTGTTGGTAATAGTACAACATCATCAAGTGTGATTGGTGCTACTACCACTATCGACATTGATCAAGTTGGTAACAGTAACGTTTTAAAGTTTGATGTAAACGGTGCAACGTTCACAGGAACATTCAGCACAACTGGTAACTCAAACGATATAGATTTCAACTGTGATAGTGCAGGAAACAATTCATCTTGTGCTACTGCTACTGCTTCAATTATATGGGCAGGTAACTCAAATGATTTAGATATCGACATAGGTGAAACAGCTGACGCTGCAAATGCAACTGTAAGTATAACAGGTTCATCAGGAAGTGATAGCAACGTAGTTGCTGCTACTATTGATGGCACATCTGCTATTCTAACGTTAACCGTAAATGGTGACACAAATAATTACTTAATTGATATAGATGGTGATGGTGATGTTAACGGACACACCTTAATCCACACACATACAGGTTCAATCGCTGATGTAGATATAACACAATCTGGTGTTTATGACAATATGATTACACTGACTACAAGCGGAGACAACCATGACATTGATATTTCACAAACTGATTAAGTGGATATTACTAGTAATATTATTCTATGCTGGTCCTTTATGGGCCAGCATAGGTAACGTAGATAAACTAGAAGGCAAAGGTGTAATTGACCGTAATAAAACAGATATCACATTAGAACAAGAACTTCCAATAGAACAATACGATACAGTAAAAACAGGCAACGGTAAAGTTGGTATATTGTTTATTGACGATACCAGAGTTGATGTTACACAACACAGCAAACTTATCATAGATGAATTTGTATATGACCCTAATACTAAAAAAGGTAAACTAAATCTATCAGCAAAACTAGGCACAATAAAATATGCGTCAGGACAAATTGCTAAAACATCAAGACAAGATATTGTAATAACAACGCCTACAGCAACGATAGGTGTTCGTGGTACAGATTTTTCTATGACAATAGACGAACTAGGTAGTTCTACTATTATATTATTACCAAGTTGTGATGTAAATGGCAACTGTTTAGTAGGTGAGATAAGTGTTGAAAGTGCCGCAGGTCAGGTAATACTGAATCAGGCATTTCAAGCAACACAGGTTTTTGTGCCAGAAAATCCACCAACACCACCTGTAACACTAGATTTAGAAATAGATATGATTAACAATATGTTAATTATTGCAAAACCAAAAAATTTAGAAGATGAAGATTATGTAAAGAAAATTAAAGCAGTTGCAGACGCATTAGATATTGACTTTTTAGAAATTGATGATTTAGACCAAGACTATCTTGAAGAAGAGGAAGATTTATATGTAACTGGTTTAGACATAGATTTTTTACAACAAAACTTTTTGGCAGACATACTCAAACAAATTAACGAGGAACTTGCTCTACAAATGAGAAACGAGTTTGATAAACAAGAAGAAAGAAAATCAATCGAAGGTATTACACTAGGTAAAGATCCTGAAACAGGTGTGATTATATTAGATGAGAGTCCACAATGGGTGTGGATTAGAGAGGATGCGTCAGGTGCTTATATTGAATTAAGATTAGATCAAGAGTATGGATATATACTAAATATTATACAAGGAGAGTTTGAAATGTACGATTTCGAACTACTAGGACAAGACAACGAAATTAATATATTACAGGTACAATAATGTATAGATGGTTAATAATAATAGTTTTAATAATTTTACTTTGGGCACAGACAACAAACCCAAGTTTTGCTAATGATTTAAATTTTACTATTGATAATCAAACAGACGGTGGTACTTTTAATTCACTACAAGATGGAGAAGATAATGATATTGATTTTGATATAGTAAGTATGGATGGATTTATAATAGACATTGATCAAGTGGGTAACAACAACACACTTGACGTGGACGTTGATGGAAGAACAAGTAACGGTTCATCAATGTATTTCACACAATCAGGAAACAATAAAAGTTATAGTGGAAGTTTTTGGTGTGGTCATTCATTTTGCACAATGACCGTTACCCAAGACTAGATGAAATATTTAACACACTGGACTACAGCATTTGTTACTGTATTATTACTAACATACATTGGTTTACAAGACCCTTGGGGTAAACAAATCCTAAGACTTAAATCATTTGACTATCTACTAGCAAATGAACCAGCAACACCTTCACAAGATATAACAATCATAACAATAGATGAGGAAGCAATAGAGAAGTATGGTCAATGGCCATGGCCGAGAAACGTGCTTGCTGATTTGATTGTAAACTTACGACAAGCACAAACAGGTGTTATAGTCATGCCAATACTTTTTAGTGAAGAAGATCGTTTTGGTCATGATCAAGAGTTTTGTATCACATTAGGTTATGGCACAGTTATTGCACAAACAGGCACAACACAAAAGAGAACATCTAATCCTGTGCCACGTGGCGTTGCAAAGATAGGTAATCCACTAGACTTTTTATATGAATGGCCTGGCATGACTGGACCATTACCTGAACTAGCAAATTGTTCACAAGGTGTAGGTGTTATCAATACAGCACCTGAAGTTGATGGCGTTGTAAGACGAGTGCCATTGTTGATGAAGATAGGTGATGAAGTTTATCCTAACATGGCAATCGAAACTATAAGAGTTGCAGTAGGCGATCCTAGTTATCAGGTAAAAGCAGATGACTTCGGTGTAACTGCCATGAGAGTTCCTGCATATGCAACAATCAATACAGACACAAACGCAAGAATATGGTTACGTTGGAATAAAGAGTTTAAAACAATATCAGCAGCAAGTCAAGACTTTTCTGAGGCAGCAGGCACAACAGTAATCGTTGCTTTGACAGCAGAGGGATTATCAAGTGTGATTGCAACACCGACTGGTGAACAATATGATTATGTCATAAGTGCTAATTCATTACAAACAATATTAGATGGCGAGACAATCACTAGATTTGATTCATTGATAGAATTATTGCTTGCATTTGCTGTAGGATGTGTTATAGTATTGATTTGTAGATACTCAGCATATTGGTTTATTGCAGTTGCATTAACACTAGGTGCAGTGGGTGGTCTTAATTATGTAACGATGGCATTTGCCGATCTAGTGTTGTTTGATATTACATGGATATTATTAACAGCATTTGTAGTAGCATTTCATTCTACATTTTTACGTTTCATATTAGAGTTCAGACTCAAACAACAAATCAGAAAACAGTTTGAAAAGTATCTTGATCCACGACAAGTTGCAATACTAGTCAAAAATCCTGAAAAGTTAAAACTAGGTGGCGAGAGAAAAGAGATGAGTTTCTTGTTTATGGATATTGTTGGATTTACACCTATAAGTGAATACTACAAAAATAAAGATGATCCAGAGGGTCTTGTGGAAGTTATAAATGATTATTTAAATCGTATGAGTAAGATAGTATTGAAGAACGGTGGCACAATCGACAAGTATATGGGTGATTGTATCATGGCGTTCTGGAACGCACCACTTGATTGTGAGAACCATGCAGAAATGGCAGTCAAAACTGCTATAGAGTGTGCTGAAGAAACAGATAAAATCAAAGCAGAGTTCAAAGAGAAAGGCCTACCTGATATCAATATAGGTTCAGGTGTCAATACTGGTACTTGTATCGTAGGTAATATGGGTAGTGAAATGAGA